ATGAGCAGGCAGAGTGAGATACCGAGAGCGCAGATACCGGCGCCAGTCAGAACGGCGCAGATGATGATTGAGGTTTCGCTGAAACCCGTTCTTTCGTTGTGGCCGAGAAGTTTTTTCAACGTCATGGCGTTCTCGGAAAAAGAAAAGCCCCGACGCGTGAGCGTCGAGGCCAGTAGTTGGTGGCGGGTTGCAATGTAGGGGCCGCCGCGCCTCGAGCATCGCCATTGCTGCGAGCAATATCTTCTAAAACTGCGTCGATATTGCATCCCAAAAGCGGCAAAACGCCAGAGATCACAACGCTACAAGCTATAGCACTGAAACGAGCTACATCATCTAGAAAAACATTGTCGACAATGCGATAAGTAGTGGTGTGTACTGGAGAAGGCTTCGATTGGCCTTTTCCCTCCTTGAGTGCGATCATCTAGTTGTCGGACTCCTTTCGACAATTGATGAACTCAACTCAAGGAGGGAAAAGATGATTGAACGAAAGGCTGCTTATGAAGGTGTGGAACCAGAAGCGCTCTCGTTGCAGGAGCTGATGTACATTGGGCTCGTTCAGGGCGGAGCGGTGAAGCTTGAAGAAGTCGTAGACGACCGCGAAGCTTGGACGAGGAACCTCAACAAGCTTCGTGAGGCTTGGCATGCCGCAAGAGGAACAGTGGCGTTTTGGGAGGAGGAACGCCGCAGACTTCGCGAACAGCACTAAGCTCCTCACGCAGAGAGCCTAAGGCGGCGTCCAAAGCCGCCTGAGTGTCCTGCACGTCTTTTTCGCAGATCGGTTGATTGAACGGGCGCCCCATCCTCTCGTTGTAGAGAGGGTGACTCTTTCCTGATACAAACGCGCAAGTGACTTCCAGAAGTACATCGAAAGCTTGCCGAGCTTCCGACTTGCGCTTAGGTATGCTCAGTTCAAGGTAGCGACTAGGGTTGATGTTCATATTCATCTCCTGAAAAGACCCATGGTTGCGCCCTCATGAGAAGGCGCAACGGTTGGCCTTTTCGGCCGGCAAGGTGGTGCGGCGTACCGCATCAGACCTGCCGGTCGACACTGCATCCTTAAGCCTTTGCGCTTTTGTGCGCTCGGCGCGGAGGTACTGGCTCCGCGTCTTCTTACGGCCTTTCGTCTGCCGCTCCAGCTATTCACTGTCGCGTGCCCCGCTAACGCGAGGGATAACGGTTTAATTCGGTTTGTTGCGATTAACCGTTATCTGAATATTACGGAAATCCGTATCGATAGGCAAGGGGTTATTTTGCGGAATTCCGAAATATTGACGGAAGTCAAAATGAAAAAGCCTCGCAGCAGAAGCAACGAGGCCAATAAAGCAAATATTTAACGCTACACGCGATAACGTTGAAGTTTTCAGGACTTATGATCGCGATTCCGCTTCCATAACTTAGGCATAAAGGAGGCGATGAAAGACGCCGTCGGAATTGCCAGAAAACCGGTGCAGACGTAAGGGTTTTTGTCCATCAGCATTCCTACAAATGCTGCGATGACGCAAGCGACAGTAATGAAAAGCCCAACATTCTGCCCCTTGTTCAAGGCTCGGTGAGTTCTATCATTTTCATTCTGAGCCAGAGCGACTAACGCATCCTTCCGAGCATCTTCTGAGGCTACGGTTTGTGCACGTATATCTTGTTCTCGCTCAGCCATTTGAACAATTCTTTCAGCAATACCAGGAATTATCTGTTCGTATTTTTGAAGAATATCAGGATGTGGGAGCGGTCCCTCAAATACTTCTCGCTTTTGCGCGGCGATGAGTGATGTGGGAGGAGGAGTGGCCGCACGAACTGCGTCACTTGTGTTCGTTCGCTTTAGCTTCGGCTTCTGTGAAGGCATAGTCCAAGGCTTTATTAAAGTACTTGCGAATGTTCTCGCAGTCTTCCGAGGGCGGGCGGTATGAGTTAGTCAATAACTCAGAATCAACATCAACAGAGACTCGACGATGTCCGAACGCGGAAAAAGGAGCGGTGAGCCCGCTCGTGAATCCTCGCCAGAAGCCGTCACTCTTGCGGTCGGCGGTGATAGAGGTATTCATGTGATGCTCCATGTTGCGAACTATCTTAATGGAGTATGTTGTATCTGGCATATGTTTACAAGTTCTTAGTGTAAAGATCTACCACACTCCCTGCTGAGTGATTGAAGGTTAGAACATGCCATCACCGGAGCGATCACGAACGCGTCCTATTAGTCTGAACGTTTCTAGGTCTCCATCTGTCAGTCTTTCCTCTGGTACGTCAGGGTTAACTGATTGAACAACGTAACCACCGCGTATCAGTGGGTGCAGGATTTTGACTCGCATCTCTCCATTCAACATGAAGGCATATGTTTTCCCGGAGAGAATTGGCTGAGGCGAGCAATCCACCAAAATAGTGTCACCGTCCCAAATGTATGGTTCCATTGACGTGCCGCGTACTTTGAAGCGTTTGCAATTGTCAGGGTTGATCTGTCGAGATTGGAACCATGAACGTCTGTAGGGCGCAGGGGTCGAACTAGTAATCTCGTCGAAGAGCACTTCTTGACCGTCGCCTGCGGCACATCGAGCTTGAAATTCGGGAATCTGAACCCAATCGTCATCATCAAAATCATCAGCATTGTCGAAAGCTACGACTGACGTCGAGTGCTTCTCTCCTGTACCACTAAGAAGCCATCGTGTCGATACGCACAAGTATTCTGCTGCTTTGGGGCCAGCCTCACCGGTGATGCCGCGCGTTTTTCCACTGAACCAGTCAGTTACGGTACTCGGACGGACGCCACAAAACTTTGCCAGGCCAGATTTCGATTTGGTCGGATCTTTTTCTTTGGCTTCATCTAGCGCTTCGGTCAGCCTTGCTGAAAGAGTGGAAGACATATAGATATCTCAATAATGTTGCGGTTTTCCGCATAGTCTAACGCCTGATAGTTCTTGCGAAAAGTACGGAAAACCGTATAATGGCCGTGTCACTAAAGTTCGACAAATCGAAATTAACGGCTATGGCAACTAAGAAAATCGAAATCGCAAGGTCACGCAGGCTCTCTCCCGGATCGACATCAATCGTCATTGATGAGTTGGGAGGTACGTCATGCGTAGCATCGATTTGCTCCCGTACACCTCAAACTGTTTCTGAGTGGCGCCGCTATGGGATGCCGTCCGCTTGGGTTTACTTTCTTCGGGAGAAATATCGCAATCATCCTGTCATGAAATCAGTCGAAGTTCGCAACTTCTGAGGTGCCCTCATGGGTTGGAAAGCTTCTTTTTCCGTCCGCGTAAGCGGCCTCGAAGATGGAACGTTGACCGACGTTTTGGAAGCGGTTGCGGTCTTCGTAGACGATCGAGATCTGACTTCTGAGTGCTATCCGGCGATTACGTCGATCATGACCATTGCTAGAAAGTCGCGCAATGTTGTTCGTGCTGCATTGAAGGAGCTCGTGAACAGGGGCCTTTTGAGCTTTCGTCAGGAGAACGGAGAGAAGCGCTATTACCGAGTTCATCTAAATCTTTTACCGCCGTCAAAGATTGCCACTTTCAGAACTGAACCCGGTAAGGAATTGACCCCGGTTCAGAAGTGCACCGGGTTCAAAAGTGAACCGGGTTCAGAAGTGAACGGGGAGGGGGTTCAGAAGTGCACCCCCACCGGGTTCAGAAGTGAACCGGGACCGGGTTCAGAAGTGAACCCCGAAGAGAGAAGGAATAGAGAACTGAATAGAGAAGAAGAAAAGAGTAGTGACGCACACACATGCGAAGCCCCTCCGTTTGATGACGAACTTTTCAACGAGGCAGCACGAGTTGCATCCGAAAGTCTCGGAAGTGAGGTGAACGTAGAGGTCGTTTGCTCGGCTATCGGTCAAACACCCATCGAGAACATCGATGCGCTTTTCGCTACGACATCCGATTCGCTTTTTGGTACCGATACGCCAACCAAGGATCAGAACGCCGCAGAACGCAAATCTGAGGCCTGTTCTAAACCGAAGCAACCGCGCAAAGAGCGAATTCCTCGCGTGCGATTTCCAGAAGACATTCCGGATGACTGGCGGGTCGACGCTCAGAAGCTCAGGCCTGAGATTGATGCTCAAGCAACTTTCACCAAGATGCGTTGCTGGCTAGGCGCAAACAACACAACAACCAAGACCATGCGGCAGTGGAAGACTCAATTCCTCGGCTGGATCGGCAGAGAAAAGAAAGGATTTGAACACTATGCAGGGAATCACCGATCTGATCGCTCGCGCCAGGGCTATGCGGGCTTCGGCGCAAGAAACACAGCAGAAATCGACTACACCGCAGGAATCGACTGACTCGAGATTTCAGAGCGAATGGAGCGAGTGTCCGCGTCATGGTCGATATCGTAGTTATTGGGTCGATGACGCAGGCGTGTTTCACTTCGCCGCATGTCCTGAGTGCACTCGTCAAAAGTTCCTCGCGCAGCACTTTGCACTTGAAATCCCTCCGCGATTCCAAGGCATGACGGTGACTTCCTGGCAGACCTTCAACGCAAAGATGGAAGAGGTCAAGAGCGCAGTTCTAGCTTGGGGTGAAGACATTGAGACAAGCGTCAAACGTGGGAAGTCGCTAATTTTCGTCGGCAAGACCGGCGCAGGGAAGACGCACCTAGGCATGGCAATTGTCATGGGAGCCCTGCGCAAAGGGTTCGTCGCAAAGATCGTCGATTGCGGATTGCTTCTTTCTGAGATTTATGACACGTACGGGAAGGACGAAGAAGGGCGTTCTAAAGGCGATGCGGCGAATCTCATCCGTGCCTATATCGACTTAGACGTGCTCGTGATTGACGAGATCGGTCGAAGTCCCATTTCTGCTCACGGTACAGACCGACTCTTTGAGATCATCGACGGTCGCTACAAGCGCTGTCGGCCGACCATCGTGATTTCGAACTTGCCTCTCGCAAGCTCCAATGGCGCGTCACTCACAAGTGTTCTCAGTGACGCAGCAGTGAGTCGCCTTCGCGACGGCGGAAAGTGTCTCGCTTTCGATTGGCAGGATTATCGAACCCGTGCGAAGGAGGAGAAATGACGTCAGCTCTCCTTTTTTGTCGACTTCAACGCTTCGAGGATGTCCGCCGCCTCTCCCACCGAGTTGATGTGTCTCTCAACCAGAAGGTTGATGAATCGCGAGATCACGGCGGGTACTTCCGCGTGCTCCTCCGAGTTGTACGGGAACAGCCCTTCGTGCGCCGCGTCGTTGCCCAACTTTCGCACCGCATCCCAGATCGGCTTCTCGTCGGTTGGCAGTTCCAAATTTTCAATTCGGTCGTAAAGGTTCTTCCCTTCGCCGCCGAGGTGATCGACCAACCGTTCAAGGGCTATGCGCAGCAGTGCGCATGCAGCCCACGGCGACGCGCCCGCAATCGACTGCGCCTCCAAGAAGGGCTTCTGCACGTCTTCGGGCATGCGCTCCGCAGGTCTGATCCCCGAACTCACCGGCCAGACCAAAGAGTTGCGCAGCCAGAGGACAACGCCGCCACAAGCGTCGCACTGCGTGATGCCCAACTTATTAAGGTCGTACCACTTCACGAAGTCCGAAGCGCCCACTTCGGCATCGTCATTCAACGGGACTATCAGACTCCGAATCCGCCTCGGATGGTAAAGCTCCTTCGCAACTGGAATTGGCTCCGTGGTGCTGTAGACCCCGCAGTGTGGGCAGGTGAATGCTACTTTTATCAACTCAGGAATTCCCAATGAAAACGCTTTTCTCGAAAACCGACTGGGTGAACAACCGCAACAAGGCTCTCCTTCGCGCCGGTGAGGGCATTATCGCCGCCCGCCGAAGTCTTGATCAACTAGACGAGGCTCTACAGAACACCACGATCGGAGTCTTCCCCGAGGTCCCCGTTGTTGTGGATGTCGTGCACCGCCTCCGCGGTGAGATCGATTCCATCCTCATCGGATTCGTCGAGTCTTCAGCTGCCCCGCGTAAGCGCGACGAGGATTTTCATAGAGGAGAAACGAAATGAAACTCAACGACATCGAGATCAGCGGCGAAATCTTTTCGGATGATGAAGCTCCCCGCCTTCGATTCCTTCATCTCTTTGCACGCAATTCTTCTGCGTCCGTCAACGTCGACTTCACCGGTGTTCGTCCACGACTGTCGCTTACGGTCGACCATCTGGCTGATCTCTTCGACCTTATCCGCTGCGCTTACTCCATGGCTCGTTTCCTCAACCAATGGGAAATAGCTGCGGGGAACTCAGTTGTTTGCGAACTCCCCGCAAATCTCGAGCAGACATCTCCGCTCGATGCAGCTGCCCCCTTTGGATGGGAGGGCGATTTTTTCAGTTCAATCGCTCGGTGTGCCCGACACAATCGCTTCCCGAACTTCAGCTGTTATCTCATCGCAGGAGATTTAGAGGCATATACACAATCCCATGGCTCTCTTCACCAGACCTCTTCGTCGTGTATAGCAACTCCTCAACCCGGTCTGGTTGGAGCGCATCAGGAGGAACAGCAATGTCCGGACGCGCCGTGAGCGATTCAATCTCCTCGAGTTCCGTGAAGCGCACGATTTGGTCATTTCTGTCCGTCCAGATCGCAATCAGTTCGTTTTTCTGTCCATGGTCGTTGTTCTGTCCTGGACAACGGAAACAGTGCTTCGAACCATTTTTCAGTGTGGCTTCATAAACCGTTTGGTCGCCGATCGCAACGTCAATTTCAATCATCTGTTTTCCCTCCGTGGGGTGCATTGATGGAAGTGAGATACCTCAATCATCCCACGGAGGTTCCTACAAAAGGAACTTCATGCCCCTTTGTTTCGATTGTCGCAACATCGCGCCGCTTGGTCCAAAGCCAAAAACCGAGTATCTCCAACTGCAAGTTGGACAGTGGGGAATGCTCGCTCGTGGGCTTGTCGAGTGCGCTCATCGAGAACCAGGACAAACCTACGCGCGCTTTCGATCTGTCGAAGCTGCAGGATCTTGTCCTTTCTTTGAACCCGAGTCTGATGCTGAAAAGCGTGAAGGACGACGCAAGCTCGCTAAGGCTCAACGCACTCGCTTCACTGTCTGGATGAGGTCCATCAAAAGGAAATGACCAAAAGAACACTCACCATTGAATTGCCATGGCCCAACCGAGCACTTTCACCTAATGGTCGCATTGATCGGTTTTCAAAGGCTCGAATTTTTAAATCCACAAAGATGCAGGCATTCATCGTTACTAAGACAGCCTTGAAGGGACAGTCTGTTCGTCTGCTTGCGGGTACGACGATGAACCTTCGTCTCTGTCCCATTCCGCCAATTCTTCGTTATCGGGATGAAGACAACTTGATTGCAAACTGCAAGTCTTACTTCGACGGTATCGCTGAAGCACTCAATGTTAATGACCATCTTTTCCATTTCCGAGAACAGGTTTGGCATCCAGACGAAGCTCCCGGAAAACTGTTGATTGAACTGGATTGGGAGGAGCCAAATGAATGACAAAGAAGAAACAAATGAACGTACTCCTCCGCCCACAGTCCCACTCGGTGTCTCAAAGTTCCTCCCGCCGCTCGCAGTGCAAAAACTCGTCAATGCAGCCTATCGAGCAAAACTGTTCAAGCCAGGATCGTTCGATCGTCGCCGCGAAATTGAGAATGCAATCTTGGTCGTCAAAGCTCAGTGGCCGAAGTTCTTCCGGAAGAACTGAAATGGTGCCTGTAGGCGTTAAAGGGGACAGCATTGGTCAGTATCACCATAGAGCGATCTATACCGATGCTGAAATTGATGAGGTGCTTGCTCTTTGGGATGCCGGCTTTACCGTCGCTTGTATTGCCATAAAGATGGAGATGCCCAAATCGACCGTTTGGGCTGTTTGTCATGGCGTTCTCAGAGGCAAGACTCCGACAAATTGGAAGAGGAAGAAAGTGTGATGGCAAACGAAAGCAATTTGATCCCAAATTCGAAACGAACGCCGAGTGAACGCCGAGAAAATGCGAAAAAGGCAGGTCGTGCATCTGGAGTTTCCCGGCGTCGACGTAAGACCTTCAAAGAGCTTCTGGAAATTGCGCTCATGAAGCAGTGTGAGGGCGAAGGCACTTACGGTGAGGCTGTCGTTGCGTCCATGCTTGAAGCTGCACTTGCCGGTGATGTCAAGGCATTTGTCGCCATTCGCGATACCGTTGGCGAAAAGCCTGTCGAGAAAGTTGCGTCAGAAATTGAAGGCGGTTTGAGGCTCTATTGGGATCGGGCCGCCGCGGCTAAAAAAGAGGACACTGAGACGTGACTGAGACTGCTGTCAAAATTCCATATTGGCCGCGTTATCCTCAGGACGAAATCCATCGGAGGTTTGATGCTCATCGCTTCTGCGTTCTGGTTGCGCATCGCCGAATGGGGAAGACGGTTCTAGCGGTCAATCACTTAATTAAACGCGCCATTGTTGATGGCAAGGAGCGTGGTTTTTACGCATACATAGCACCGTTTCGTGTGCAGGCGAAGGCTATTGCGTGGTCCTACCTCAAGCATTACACGTCGCCGATACCGTACTGCAAGATCAACGAGGGCGAACTATCGATCATCCTGCCCAACAGAGCGACGATTCGCATCTTTGGCGCGGACAACCCCGATGCTCTGCGAGGGCTTTATTTTGATGGCGTAGTGATGGATGAAGTAGCGCAGATGAAGCCTGAAGTTTGGGGCGAGATCATCCGTCCGGCCTTAGCCGACCGCAAGGGGTGGGCAGTCTTCATTGGAACGCCGAAGGGCATCAATCTGTTCAGCCAGATGTATGACTTAGCGCTAGCACGAGAGGCTAAAGGCGAGAAAGAGTGGAAGGCTATGGTCTACGGTGTTGAACAAACGCGTGTTATTCCAGAGAAGGAGCTCGAAAGTCTGCGCAAGGAAATGTCTGAGAACGAGTACCGGCAGGAGTTCCTGTGCGACTTCAATGCTGCGTCAGATGACAATTTGATCAGCATTGACACGGTTCGAGCCGCCGCAGGCAGGCATTACGCTGAGCGTGATTACTCGTCTGCGCCTGTTGTGCTCGGTGTCGACGTCGCCCGCTTTGGTTCTGATTCCACCGTGATATTCCGACGGCAGGGGCTCGTGGCTTTCCCGCCGATCGTCATTCGTGGGCTTGACAACATGGAAGTCGCAGACCGTGTTGCTATTCAGATCGCCCAGCACAACCCGGCACAGGTTTTCATTGACGCAGGCGAAGGCACCGGCGTCATCGATCGTCTTCGGCAAATGCGTTTCAATGTTGCCGAGGTCTACTTTGGCGGTAAAGGGCCGCGTAAAGACATCTTCGAGAATCGCCGTATGGAAATGTGGTGGGAGATGAAGCAGTGGCTGGAGAAGGGCGGAGCAATTCCTCCAGACGAAATACTGCAGGCCGATCTGGCCGCACCTACATACGGTTTTACAACCCGCGGCACAAAGATCCTTGAACCCAAAGACAAGATCAAAGAACGCATTGGTCGTTCACCTGATATGGCTGACGCTCTGGCTTTGACGTTCGCGGCGCCAGTACCTCCACAAATGGATCCACGCCTTGCGAAGATGCTGAATAACCGCCGTCCTTATGATCCGGAACGAGCTTTCGACAATGAGTGGCGCAGCATGTAGCGCGTCCATAAAGCCTCATGTCGTGCCTCGACACTGCCGGCATGAGATACGAAACGATGTCATTGCTTCAAGCGAGGCAACTCTGCACGGATTTAATTCAGCACAACTTTGTGGAATCCGGACTGAAAGGATTCCCGCTGGCACTAAACGATGCCGTTTATGAGGCGCTTGATGCTGTTGGTCTGAGTTTTTCGCTTGTGGCCTTCGACGGAGAGCGACCGGTGGGGCTCTGTTCAGTCTTTATCTCAGTGCATCCCCAGACAACGGGACTGTTTGCAACGAACGACACGATCTTTTGCATGCAGGCCTATCGGTCTCGAGGTGTCGGTGGTCGTTTGATCGTTCTTGCTGAGAGAGAGGCTAAGCAGCGTGGTTGCATTGCTTTTCAATGGCAAAGCGCCGTTGGTTCGTCGCTCGCAACGGTACTTGCCAAGCGGCACTCCGATTCGTATCCCGTCCCGCTCATCACTTTCATCAGGAGGCTCTAATGGGTAGCTCAGTTTGGGGCGCGATTACCGGCGGTTTGTTCGGTTTGTACGATTCGTATCAGGAAAAGCGCGCGAACGACCGTGCTGAAAATTTAGCCAAAGATCAGCTCGAGGCCGAAAAGAGGGCTCAGCAGAATGAAGATCAGGCGCGCAACAAGGCTAATCAGAAGCAGGCTGATCTTGCGGCGCTTCTTGAAGGTAATACAACTGGCGGCCTCGGCAACACTTCGCTTTCGGGGGCTCAAGGAGCTCCGGTTGATCCGAATCGGCTTGGCAAGGGCAACACGCTGTTGGGCTCCTAAATATGGCTCGCGTCGAACCGCGTAAAGTTTTCGAGCGCTTCAGTCAGCTCAAGGAAGAGAGGGCTACTTGGGAGCCGTTGTGGCGAGATATTCGTGATTTCATCTTGCCGCAGGCAGGTGTTTTTGAAGGGGAGAAGTCCTATGAAGGTTGGCGGCGTCATCGCAAGATCGTAGACCCAACGCCAATCCAGTACGCCGACATGCTTTCGTCCGGTCTCTATTCTGGCGTTTCTTCACCCGCAAGGCCTTGGTTGAAACTCACTACCAAAGATCCGAAGCTGGATGAAGAACCCGATGTTCGGCAATGGCTTGATGACGTGCAGAAGCAGATGCTTTTGTTATTTGCAAAGTCAGAGGTCTATTCCGCTCTGCATAAGTCCTACATTGAGCTGCCAGTGTTCGGCACTGCCTGCACGATTTGTCGACGGCATCCGACCGATACCATTGCGCTGCAGAACTTAACGATTGGGGAGTATTGGTTGGCCGATGATGCTTATGGGCGCATTGATACCATGTATCGGCGATTGAGCATGACGGCCAAACAGATCGTCGATCAGTGGGGCATTGATGCCGTAAGTATTAATGTGAGGTCGTTGTATCAAACCGATCCGTTCCATCGCGTGAATGTGATTCATGGGATTGAACCTCGTTTTGATCGCGATGAGCAGAGGCGAGACGGTCTCAACAAGCCGTGGCGTTCTGTCTACTTTGAAGAAGGTGCTGACAAGAAGGTTCTGTCTGAGGCGGGGTTTGACGAATTCCCCGCGCTTTGCCCGCGCTGGATGACATATGCCAATTCTGTTTATGGTCATGGTCCCGGTTCACTAGCACTGTCGTTCTCGAAGTCGTTGCAACGCCTCGGAACTCGAGAGGCAACACTCGTCGATAAGAGCACAAATCCGGCAATGGTCTATCCCATGACTTACACCGGTCAGCTTGATCAACTTCTTCAGCCCGGCGGTTTGATCCCCGTCGGTCCGAACGATGCGCAGTTGGTTCGCCCGGCTTGGGATCTGCGAGGTCTTTCTGTGGATTCTCTTGAGGCGCTTATTGCTCGTCGTCAGCAGCAGCTTCAGAGCATTTTTTATGTCAACATCTTCCAAATGATCGCTGCATCGGCCGGAGATCAGAGAACCGCGACTGAAGTTGCTGCACTGCAGCAGGAAAAGTCCATGATGCTTGGGCCCGTGCTCGAGCGCCTGCACTCCGAAATGCTTGATCCGTTGGTTGCTACGGCCTTCGGGTTCATGATCGAAGACGATTTGTTGCCGCCGCCGCCCGAAATGCTTCAAGGGCAGCAGCTCTCTGTCGAGTACATCTCCGTGCTTGCTGAGGCACAGCGTACTGCAGACGCTCAAGGCATCACTAAAACAATTCAAGAAATAGGTTTGATTGCTCAGATGAAACCGGATGTCTTGGACAAGCTCGATGCGGACATTGCTGTTGACAAAATCTCGTCAATGAACGGTGTTCCTCCATCCATGATCGTTGCAGGTAAGAACCTCGCACTCATTCGGCAGCAGAGAACACAGGTGCAACAACAAGCCGCAATGCAGCAGCAGGCCATGAATCAGGCAGATGTTCTTAAAAACCTGGGGCAAGCTGTCAATTCTGCCGGTTTGCAGCAAGCCGCTGTACAGGGGTTGTTGTGATGAGTGTCCATAAAGCCTCTACTCTCGAGGGCACCATGAATCCCGAACACGATGACGACTTCGATCCACTTGATCCTGAGATCGAAGAGGAGCGTGCAAAACGGCGCAAGGATGCCGAAAAGCAGCTTCTTCAGGATCTCAAGGTTGTGATGGGAACAAAGAGCGGACGCAGAGCCTTTTTCTGGATCTTCGAACTTTGTTCGATGTCGAAGAGCGTTACTTCGCTTCAGCCGTTGGCTATGGCGATTGCTTCTGGTCAGCGCGACATCGGTCTTGCTGTTCGGGCTCGAGTCGAAACCGCTTGTCCAGAGTTACTTGAATTAATGGAAAAGGAACATCGAAATGGATGAACCCACTGCAGCTCCAGCCGCATCGACATCGGAGGAAACGCCGACGGCGGCTGCTCCCGCAGACTCGGGCACACCCCATTCGCCGCCCGCGGGGACGGCTGAACTAGCTCCCGACACCGCCGCTGATTCAGATAGCGGTATGGGTATTCCAAATGGGGATGGTGCAGACGAGCACAAAGATGATGTTGGTGTTGATGTGCTGGGTTCGCCGGAAGGCGGCTACAGCACTGAGAACCTCAATCTGCCGGAAGGTTTTAAGTTGGACGAGGGCGCGGCCCATGGACTGAGCGAAGTTTGCAAAGAGCTCAATCTTTCGCAAAAAACGTTTTCAACGATTGTGGAGCGCATGTCTCCGCTCCTTGAACAACGTCAGGCAGAACAACGCGACGCTCTCGGTGCTCAATTTCTCGCGGCAGCTAAAGCTGATCCTGACATCGGGCAGGGCAACTGGAAGCAGACGCTCGTTGATGCAAATCGCGCGTTCGGAATGCTCGATAAAGAGACTCAAAAGGTCTTTACGTTCCTTCATCTCAACAAACATCCGGGAGTGATTAGAGCCTTTCGCGACATCGGCCGAGCTCTCGGCAACGACGTCGTTGTGAAGGGGAAGTCATCGGCAGCACCGACCGATCCGGCTAGGGCGTTTTTTTACAACTCAAATATGAACTAAGGAGGCTACATGCCAGTTGCTCAGTATCCGACCCTCGTTGATCTGGCTTCCCGCCTTGATCAGGAAGGTCGCATTATTCCGATTGCGGAAGTGCTTTCTAAGCGCGATCCAATTTTGAAGCTGTTGCGTTGGAAAGAATGCAACAAAACCGACGGTTATCTGCACGGAATCCGTACGGGTATTCCTGAGCCGACGTTCCGCAAGCTCTATCAGGGCGTCCAACCGCAGAAGTCCACGACTGCACAGGTTACGGATACTTGCGGCAACATCGAAATGTATGCCGAGGTCGACAAGGATCTAGCCGACGTCAACGGCAACACTGCTCAATGGCGTTTGTCTGAACAGACGCCATTCTTTCAGGGCATGGGTAATACGATGGCGGAAACCATTTTCTATGGCGATACGGACATCAATCCGGATCGTTTTATGGGTATTTCTGCACGTTACAACCAGTTGCCTGGAGCGAAACGTGCTCTGGCAGCACAGCACGTAATCGATGCTGGCGGTACGGGTGACGATCTCACATCGATCTTCATCATCTCGCTTGATCAGTTCTTCGGCATCTATCCGAAGGGATCAAAGATTGGCCTGCAGCATACAGACAAGGGGCAAGAAACCAAGACTCTCCCCGATGGCTCCATGTATGAGGTTTACCGTGACCACTATAAGTGGCAGGCTGGCACGGCCTTAGAAGATTGGCGAGGGGTTGTGCGCGTCGCGAATATCAAGATCTCCGACCTTGTCGGCGGCACCGGCACGTTCACTTCGGACGTTCTGGTTAAAACGCTCATTCGCGCCAAGAACAAGATCCCGGCCGACCTGTCGACCAACGTCCATATGTTCTGCTGTGAAGAGGTCAAAACGGCTCTTGAAATCGCTGCCATCGAAAAGAGCTCCAATGCGGTCAAGATCGTTGAGGCTGCAGATCAGTTCCGCTCGCTCTTTTTCAACATCCCGATCGAAGTTTCCGATTCGATCAGCACAACCGAAGCGCAGATCAAGTAAGGAGGTGCCTCATGCGTCTTGATACTCAATCTCTTTTCTCGGATACTCAGAAACTTTCAGGAGCTTCTGCAACCGGAACCAATGTTCTCGATATCGGTAAGGCTGGTGTTGCAGAACACGAGCTTTTCGTTGTTGCTCGTTTTGATACAGATACGCATGGTTGCGTCAAGGTCACCATTCAGGGATCTGTTGATGGTACGACATTCGTTGATGTTGCTTCGGCGGCGGTCACTGATACCACGGCCGGGGCCGGTGTGAACATCCGTCTTCCTCAAGCGTGTCCGCGTTACCTTAAAGCGGTCTATAACGCGGCGACGTCCGGCACACTCAAAGGCAATGTTACTTGCGGCATCACGCTGCAGGCTCCGTCGCCACGCGGTGCTCGTATTAGCGACTTCGCAGCGAATGTCTGAAAGGAGGTGATCCTTTTATCTCGGGGGCTACGGCCCCCGTTTTTGTTGGTTTTACGAGGTTCCCATGGCAACTGATGTAGATATCTGTAACGTTGCGCTTGCTCGATTAGGCGATGAGGCAACGATAACTTCGATTGATCCCCCAGAAGGGTCGGCGCAGGCCGACCACTGTGCACGTTTTTATCCGATCTGCAAGGACAAAATCCTGCGCGAATACCCCTGGAGCTTCGCTGTTAAACGTAAGACTCCAGCAGCGCTTTTGACAGAGCCTCTAGGGGAAGAAGAACATGCTTATGCACTTCCCGCAGACTGTTTGAACCTCTTGAGTGTGCATATTCCAGGCGAATCTCGATCACGAGGCGGCCTGACGGAATACACCGTTGAAAATTTCCAAAATGCTCGTGTGATTATTTGCAGAGAACCGTCAATTTGGCTTCGTTATGTGTCAGACGAAGTCCCTTCGCAGGCATTCTCTACAGATTTCTGCGATGCCCTTTCTTGGCTGCTTGCCTCTTATCTCGCTGGTCCTATGATCGCAGGTTCTTCAGGAGCCACTATGGCAGCGAATTACATGAAGCTCTATGAAGAGGCTTTAGGCAAAGCTATGCAAGCTGATGCACGCAACAACAATCGCCGTTCACATGCGCGAACGGTCTTCATGCCTGACACCGATCAGGACGGAGGTGTTTATGGCTTCAACTAAGGTCCTGCAGAGATCGTTTACTGGTGGGGAGGTTTCCCCGCAAATGTACGGACGTATTGACGACGCGAAGTATCAAGCCGGGCTTGAAATTTGCCGGAATTTTGTTGTTCTTCCACAAGGACCGGTGGAGAATCGCGCGGGTTTTGCCTATGTCAATCACGCAAAATACTCGAACAAAAAGTGTCGATTGATTCCCTTTACGTTCAATAGTGACCAGACGATGGTCATTGAACTTGGAGATAAATACGCCCGTTTCCATACTCAAGGCAAGACTCTTATGAATGGCGATGAGCCATACGAAATTAAGACGCCGTGGACAGCAGACGATGTTTTTGATGTTCATTATGTGCAGTCTGCTGACGTTGTGACGCTTGTGCATCCTGCGTATGCACCTGTCGAACTGCGTCGATACAGTCTCACCGATTGGCGTATCGAGAAATTGAGCTTCAACCCAACGCTTTCTGCGCCAACGGGGGTAAAAGCAGAACGAAATGCAAAGGCTGCAGATGATAAGAATGAAAACAATTACACGTTTGAGTATCGGGTTTCGTCGCTCAATGCAGATAAAACAGCAGAAAGTGAGGCTTCAAAATCTGTGCCTGTTGTGGCCAATCTTTATGCATACGGTACGACGGTCAAGATCAGTTGGAATGCAGTTGCAGGGGCATCTTGGTATCGTGTCTACAAGAATCAGGGAGGCCTTTACGGTTATATCGGCGATACGGATGGAACATCCATCATTGATGACAACATCAAAGCTGATACGAGCATTACTCCACGTCGTTATGACGACGTCTTTAAACAAGCAAAGGGCATTATCAGTGCAACGGTTACGAATGGCGGATCTGGCTATTGGCCTGCGGGGATCGCCCCGCTGCCTAAGAATTTCCTAGAGACGTTCAAGGACAAGTGCAAGACTGACAGGTACAAATTTAAACATGATGAAGCCGGACATCATTTCAATCCCAGTATCACGTATAAGGATGGGGCTCTGATCATTCAGTCAGGGTGGAAATCTGGATCTTTCTCTGGGTCTCTAATGAACCCAGAGATTGCAATTGTCGACGGCGACCATCCAAAAGAAAATGGGCCTGGTTCTGGGGCTGATGTTTCTTGGGAATTCACGAGATCAACGGAATCTAGAGAAGGATATACGTCGGATGAGACATATACTGAATATCGATATACAGTAAAAATTACAAGCATTACCGTGAATAATTCTGGGACGAATTACAAAAAGCCGTATTTAAGAATTCGCTTTGATTTTGCGCGCTCTAAAGATTGGTGGTACGACCGAATTCTTATTCCCCTAGAAGTTGTTGAATCCCCTACGTGTAATATCACTGACACCACCGGATTTGGTGGTGAGGTTACGCTCGGCGTCGCTGATGGGAAGATTGTTTCTGCGACGATACGAAGTGGCGGGCGTGGTTACACGAATCCTCAAGCTCACATTTATTCGGCAAGTGGCGCAGGCGCTTCTATTCGCTTACAGGTCGGCGATGCCGGAGACTATCCGGCTGCGGTTGGCTATTTCGAACAGCGCCGGTGCTTTGCGGGTATGCGTAATGATCCTCAACGCATTGTGATGTCTCGTTCCGCAACTGAATCTGATTTTTCCTATTCGTTGCCAACTCGTGATGAAGATCGTATTTCCTATGCAATTGCTGTCACACAGTTCAATCAGATTCGGCACATCATTCCATTGTCGCAACTTCTACTGCTGACATCTGGTGCCGAGGTTCGCATTGACTCTCTTAACTCCGACTCTCTCACACCGACGTCTTTCAGTGCTCGAACACAGGCGGCTGAAGGTGCCTCCAACGTGCAGCCGGTGATGGTCAACAATAATCTTATCTATTGTGCGGCTCGAGGTGGTCATGTTCGCGAATTTGCATATCAGTATCAGGCTGGTGGGTTTGTTACATCTGATCTCTGTCTGCGCGCACCTCATCTTTTCGACTTCAAAACGATACAGGACCAAACTTTCTCAAAAGCACCTGTACCGATGCTTTGGTTTGTTTCTTCAGACGGCACCCTCCTAGGGCTTACGTACATTGCTTCTGAGGGAGTTGGGGCATGGCACCAACATCAGACAGACGGCGCCTTTGAGAGCTGTGCCTGTGTTGCCGAAGGTGATGAGGATGTCCTTTACTGCGTTGTTCGTCGAGACAATCAACGCTTCATTGAACGTATGGCGAAGCGTAACTTTGACAGTCAAGCTGACGCCTTCTTTGTTGATTGTGGAGGAACATACCGAGGAAATCCAACGACGATTGTTAGCGGGTTAACGTGGCTTGAAGGTAAAACCGTATCAATTCTGGCAGATGGTGCTGTGCTTCCTCAACAAATAGTCAGCGATGGAAGAGTTAACCTTGAAGTCCCAGCGTCTGTTGTTCATGTAGGGCTGCCATATACCAGTGATCTGAAGACTCTCCCTTGCGTCCTGAACGATTCGAGTTATGGATCTGCTCGGCAGAAGAATGTGACGAAGGTCTATCTACGAGTCTACCGTTCCTCAGGGATTCAAGCCGGCCATTCTTTTGATGATATTGCTATGGTTGAATACAAACAGCGTAAGGCAGAACAACCAGGAGATCCCGCTGAACTTGTGACTGGAGAAATTCCATTGCAGCTCAAACCCTCATGGACAGATTCCGGTCAGATCTGCGTTAGACAGGAGGATCCTCTGCCTGTAACAATACAGGCGGTCACCGGGATTATCTCGGCTTGATTTTTCGGCGTTCATAAAGCGAGCTGGTAGGGAAGTACCTTTCGAGCATCTCGAGAGGTATTTTCTATGAATGAAAACAGAGGTTCGCTGAGCTTCCTAAACGTTGATGTCTACCGATCATCACCATGGGACTCGTATGGGACTTTTCGATCTGGAGCCGGATCGTATTCCTGGAATGCCCCTGTTCAAACATCAATGGGGCAGCAGCAGTCTTCGGCCACGAAAGGCATGACGCAAGTTGAAGCGACCAATTCCATTGGTGAAGGCATCAAGAGCATGCCGAACTTCAACAACTTTGTCCAGGGGATGAAAATCGGTTATCAGGGCGTTAAAGATACGCTTGGCCCGTTTCTCTCTTATCGCAAAGCAAAGCAGCAGAAGGCGATTCTTGGCATGCAAGCCGAGCTTCTGGATATGCAGGCGCGAACGTATCAGACGGCCGCGGATGATGCCATGCGTGCAGGCATGCAGCAAGCTTCAGCAATTTCCTTCCAAACCGGACAGCAGAAGTCCTCGGCTCGAACTTCCATGGCCGCACATGGTGTGCGTGTTGGGGCTCAGGGTTCAAGCGCAGAAGTTTTAACGGATTACGACATCTCGAAGGAGATTCAGGTCAATCAGATCATGGCGAATGCCGTCGCGCAGTCTTTCGGATACCGCCGTGCTGCCGTAGGCGTCTCAAATAAGGCTTTGGCTGTTCGCTCTGCGCAGAAATCCATCACACCTTGGGCAGCAGCGATTACGACGATGGTACGAAGCGCAATGGAATCCTCCGACATGATGGGCAGCATGTCTGGTGGCGGAAAAGGCGGCGGTATGAGCGGAAGTACCTGGCAGAACTTTGGCTCCTTCTTTGGTAAGGGTGCCGGCAAAGCGGCCGGCGGCATGAGCGCCGCTAAATAAGGAGCAGATATGGCTATTACTGTTCCGAAAAATCCATTCAGTATCAATGTTGCTATTGGTTCGACGGAAAACATGGGAGGTCTTCAAGCGGCTCCTAAAACAGAGTTTTCACAGGACGCATTGGCACAGAGCGTAGTAGAGAGGTTCGACAAATTCTCTCAGACTGTGGACAAGTGGCAGAGCGAACTTGATCAGGTTCGCGCCAAGGATTTGATTACTCAGCTCGAAGAGAAGCGCCTTGATCTTCGTTACAACAAAGATTCTGGCTATCAAACCCTGTTAGGGATTAATGCTCTTGAACGTCCGGATGGGAAGAGTCTTACGGATGAGGTGAGTGCAAATTTCAAAGAGACATACGATGCGATTCGTTTGAAGGCAGGGAATCCACGGCAGCGTGCCGCATTGGATGCTTACTTTCAGGATGCGTCAGCCAAATTGAGAAGTGATGTTGGCTCTTGGGAGTTCAAACAAGCACAGGTCTATCAAGTGGATCAGGCTCAGGCGCAATTCCGTTTGGGTATGACTCAGGCGCTTTCGGACGATCCCGAATTGCAAGCTTCAGGAGAGGCTGTAGTTCGTGACGCCGCTTTGACAGTTGCACGAATTAGCGGCAAGACGGTCGACATGGCTAAATATATGGGGCCGATTCATGCCATGCGTATCTCCAAGATGGTTGACGATCTGTCTCCTACGGAGGCAAAAGCATATCTGTCGGCGCATCGGGATGAGATGTCGGCCGACCAAATCGCACAGGCTGATAAGTATGTCCGGGCAGGGCTTCAGGATCAGAAGGAAAAGCGTATCGCGGCGAGCATTCTGAAGTCGGCTAATTCAGAGTCAGAAGCCCTTAAAGCAGTGGCTGGTCAGGATGAAAAATCTCGTGCTGGTGTAGAGAGAATCGTGAAGAAACACTACGCCCTTGAAGATGCAATCAAAAAAGAGCGTCTCTCAGAGATCACGGATGCGGTTTGGAATTTCGTAGCGGACAAAGTTTCGAAAGGTGAGGAAGTGACGATTCCGACCACCTTGATGGAAGATCTTCGCGAACTTGATCCTAAGGGATACCTGTCACTGAATACTTATATTGGCAAGCTTGAACGTGGGGAATCTGTAAAAACAGATATGACGACATGGGGGATGTTAGAACGCATGTCTGCTCAGGATCCAGAAAGATTTGCCAATCTCAATTTGAATTCTTTTGCTGATCGAATCAGCCCTACTGATTTAAAAGGGCTTAAGCGAACTCAGGAACAGTTATCGAATGAAGATCGAAAGGCTTACCTGAGCGACGTGAAATCGTTAGTGAAGGCAAATAAAAAACTGAAAGCACGTTGGCCGGAGGTTTTAAATGCGGCTGGCGAATGGTTCGATTATCAGGCGCAACAGTATCAGAAAGGTGTCATACCACGAGATGTTCTTGAGCGCGGCAAAGCGGGGATCGTATCTAGGCTGGAGGGTTCTGGATGGTTCTCTGATGATCCTTATGCCTTTGAGGCGATCAATTCCGGTGCAGTAACGGATATTGCTTCGGGGCTTTTCCGTGGTGCTTACAAAGCGTCTGGGTCTGATGCTGACAACAAGACATTCGTTCTTAAAAAATTTGGCATTCAGCTTGATTCACTGTCGAAGGAACAAAAAGCCGTGGCCGATGCGTTGCGCCGTGGCTATGGATGGCCGCCAGAAGTGATGGCTCAAGCCTTGAGGGAGCTTGAGAAGCACCGTAAGGCATCCAAATATGTGTCGAACGCACAGATCACTAATGAAGATATATCGAACATGTGCGCGGCCATCATTTTTCAGAATACTCAGAAGGCAAAGTAATGGCTCAGATTACCGTTCCCGGCAGCACTGCAGAATCTACTAACGTCACTCCTGTCTCCGCGGAGGTGCCAACAGGCGTGACGCTTCCTGAACAGATTGGCGACTTCACAGCACAAACGAATGCGGCCGAGCCGTCAGGGCCAACTGTGGATGCTGCGCAAGATCTTCCGATTGAACAACCGGAATGGAACTACTTTGATGATCAGTACGAAATTCGTCGCATGGCGGCAGATGCACTTGATCGCGGCGATTCGCAAAAGGCTATTCGTGTGGCGGCGCTTGCTGAGCACTACAACCGTTCACAGCTTGAGGTAGAACTCAACCTTGATCGAGAAGAGAAACGCCTGCAGCGCGAACAGACCGAAACGTTGCTTGCAGATTTGCCGACCTCGAGTCGTTATTTTCAGGAGAACCCACTTGAAGCGCCAATCTTCAAAAATGATCTGAAACCGCTGGCACTGATGGAGAAGCAGTTTGGGAGGCTCGGATCGGCACAGTCATGGAAACCTGAAATTGATCCGCACACCAAACCTTCTGGAACATTCAGCCGTGAAAAGCCACTGCGTCTTGGCGACGATGAATCCACTGGGGATGAAGAACTTGACGAACGTATTCAGCTCGTAAAGAGACCTGGTGACTATTTGTCTGACACCGTTGGACATCTTGGTGATTGGTACAAAGTTGGCACGCTTCAGACAGAACAAGGACTTCTTTGGAATCGTGCGCGTCAAGGCTTCACGCGGATTGATGAACATCTCCTCAGTGAGGATCGTCGGCTCGAGTCGGAAATGAAAACCCTTACGGGAGACGCCGAAGGAAATGCCATTTATGAGGCTGCTGTTGTAGTTGGTCAAATGATTTCTTCAATGTTCTCGGGAAGTGGTATTGAAGGAGCGGCCAAAGGTGCAGCGGTCGGAGGTATGTCTGCTTCCGTCATTCCTGGTATTGGCACTGTGGCAGGTCTTGTCGGCGGGTCAGCGCTTGGTGCAGCAACACAGTCCACTTTTGATGTCGAAGCAGGGTCTTCTTACCGTGACATGTATATGGCTAAGGTTGATCCGGCTGCTGCACGTTGGTTGTCGACTGGAGCAGGGGCTGTCAACTCTCTTATAGAAATGGTTGGCATAAAGGTGCTTGGCTCCGCCGCCAAGCCTCTGCTTGGTACCTTGATGACAAAGTATGGGGCAAAGACCGTGAATGCCGCACTTGCCACGCCGACGATGGGAACAGTTCTGAAGCATGCGGCATTGGCCTATGCAGGAGGTGTTGGTGAAGAGGTCGCAACTGAAGTCATGCAGGAAGGCGTGAATATGGCGTCCGAAGAGATAGCTCGTCTTTATGCCAATGGAAACTTTGATGCAGTGAATGGAGAGGCACTCTTTGATCGATTGTCTGAAATCGCTTGGAAGACGCTGCAGGCTACGGCAGTACTTGGCGCTTTGGGTGGTGGTGCTGCAGTTGGCGTTGGCGCACATAAGGTACATCGTGCAAACCAAACAAAAGAATTCTTTGAGACAGCAGCACAGGCTGTGCCGCAGATGGAGTCTATTCAGACGGCTCCAAACAAGATTCAGGCATTAATCGCTCGTCAGGCAGATGCAGCAGGAGCGCCGACCACTTACATTGACGGAGCAGAGTTCCGTCAGGCAATGATTGATCAAAACGTCTCTATGACTGATCTACGGCAGATTGCGCCAGAAGTCGCAGATCAGGTTGAAGCTGCTGCCGATCTGGGAGTCGATGTTGAGGTGTCGACCTCTGAGTACGCTACTAAATTCGCAAGTACACCGCTCGGACAGCGTCTTACAGATCATGTTCGTCTTGCTCCGGATGCCTTGAGTGTGGCAGATCTAATCAAGGTTGATCAGGCTCGCAAGGATCTCATGAAGCAGATCGTGAAGGCCTCTTTCGATGGCAGTGAGCAGAAACTTGCCGATCGGTTCTTAGATTCTGTCGAAAACCGACAGTGGCGTCAGGAGAGCTCACGTATCGAAAAAATGCTTGCCGCGCAGATTCATACTGTCGCCCCACATTTTCAAAAGGCGGAAGTTCTCACGCAGGCTCGACTTGGTGCGTCAATGGTGACGTTACTCGCTCAGCGCTCGGGCATTCCAGCCGAACGGATTGGACAAATCATGCCGACGATCCTGGCGAAGCATACCTACGTGAACCAAAAGAAAATGCGTCAGTGGTTACGCACTGACGCATCTCTACACCTTGAGAACGTTTATGACTCCGGGTCCAATTCCCTTCGGGGCTCTCAAGGCGTTATGGGGAATACCATACTCACAGAATCGGATCTTGTCAAGGCAAAGGAGAAAGTTCCGGGCTTTTACCAGGTTGTGCATGGGCAGGATGGGGTGACCGCACAGATGAACGGCACGAGTCCCCAGGAGAAGTTGTCGCAGGAGGTGGCCGCTTGGGAGAAGCAGATAGATCAGATGCAGAGCAAACCTACTCAACCTGTGCTGATGCTTAAGCAGACACCGTTAGTGATGCATT